GATGGTTCCTAAACCGTCCTGTTTGGGCATACCTTTACATCCACAACATAGTAGCTCGCAGAGGATCTCTGTTCATCATAATCATAGAAGTGATTAAGTCGATATCTCCTCGCATAGCGTGTAATGGTATCCCATACGATTTAGCCAGTCCTATACGTGTCCCACCGTATAGCTGTCTGTACATACCATACTGTGCCGCCTGCAACCAGTCACTAGGTTGGATATCTGTATTATGTTCTATAATACATCCAAACTCATGTGATAGTGCTCTATCGTACACAGCCTGTTTAGTACTGTCTAAAACTTGTTCAAGGTAAGTTTCTAACCCATATTTTGTCGTAATCCATTCAGCAAAATCATACATACCGGGGAGGACCTGTTCCTCCTCATGTTTTTTGTCAGGTGGTTTCTTTATTTTCACTCTCCTAATACTATAGGCAAGTGATTCATTAGTTGGTTCAGTCGCGCATCCACCTTTAGACACATGCGTAAGTTCATATATATTTCCGGCATGCCGCTGTAACGACCATTTCTTTTCAGTGTATCTATATTGACTATCAATCACCGTTTCTAATATATCACGCTTAAAACCTCGTTTAAGTGCTTCTTGCTTTCGCGTTGCTATAGCTTTGAAAATAGCCAGCGGGTCGTTGGGTATAGCCATTTCAGTCGGGCCATGAACTAGGGTAGCTATTGATCGTGCTAAATATTGACTGCCATCTCCTATGTTATGGTCAACACGCAGAAATTCAGCTATCGACCCTAAATAACACTTAGAACTTTGAAACCTGATATTGTATATCTGAGCATTCTTCTCAATGTTTTGTGTTTGTTTCAACGTAGTTACTGCACCCAAGATATCATCACCACTGTGCGTCGTGGGAAACGGGTCCTGCTCGGTCATTACCTGGGTGTAAATCACGTTCAACACAGTGTTCATGAATGTAGTCAACCTCCACCCAGAAAGTAACGTACCTTGCGCCCTGTAACTACCATTGTATCTATCTTGTATGACTACATCTTCCAAAGACTTTGTCACCCAGCCTAGTGCTTCCAATTGCTGTGGAGAGAGATCAGTTTCAAACACTTTCCCATATGCTTTAAGTACCTGCTGCATTGCACTCGTAGAGTGTTGGGCGTTAAAATCTTCAAAATCAAAACAATAAGGTACGCCGTTTTTAAGAACTTCGCGCACGGTTGCGCCGACTCTAGTGGCTTCTGCTTCCTGGGCTATAGGTACTATAGTAGCTAGAGCTTCTTCACAGCCGTTCATGGCGAAACTAGATAATATAAAATTCGTGTTGTCTACACTATATATAGCCCTTTGTTTCCCCCATTCATATTTAGTGGAAGCTCTAGCAACTATTTGTGGTGTCCGACTCGTAAAGAACTCCAGTTCTTTCCTAGGCATAGCGCAGCATGCATACAGTTTGTTTTTAAGCATTGGATCACTCGACACATACTGTTGGTCCTCAGCATATTGTGAGTGGTATGCTCCCGGTGGAGCCCACTGCCACCGCATCTTAAAGTAAGTGTCAAAATGGCTTTTAAACGGTCTACCACCTCGCTTTTTTACTTTCTTAAATAACTCATGAGCCCGCTCTAAAATTTCAATATCACTGATGGTGACAGTGTTTGGATTAATTCTGTGCTCTTTTTCAGTCTCCCAAGACACTGCCCCAATACCTCTATTTACCAAAACTTCGAATTCAAAGAATATGCTACAATCTATGCCACACAAATTCTGAACAGCCTTTAATTTTAAGGAAATTTCTTTCTTAACTGTCTTCGCAAAGTCTTCAAGACTATCATAAGACCATAACCATAACGCTGATCTACTAATTAAAGTGTAATGTTCGTCTGGCATGCCTAGTACCCACAATATATAACCTATCAGAGCGGACTCACTCATTAACTGTCTACTTATCATATTATACATCCACTCGTACATGAACGCACAGCGTTCTTCTATAATCTTGATGTCTATATCGCGCAATTCGTTAATAGTCATATGCCGCATATGCCTAGCTGAAATCTTAGCATTATCTAAGAATAACTGCTTATTATAAACCTCGTTAAATAGTGCTTTATGTTCAGGTTTTGGTCCTCGCTGACATGTTATTTCATAGTGCTTAATACTCTCAGTAGTTATGTGCAACACGTGCGACATAACTATGCTGTTATCTACTTTACCGAAAGGGAATAAATTTGGACCAAATTGGATACGGGACATACGTAACATCGCATGTTTTCCCATCGTCCTTAAATCATTAGTTAATGAAACATAACACGTAGTTGCT